CGGAATTCTAAACGTATACCCGTACACCGGAGACCAGCCGGGGCAGGTAGACGTGTATGTCGAAGCCACGGTTGCAAGTTCCGGAAGCGCAGACGGGATACCTACGAACGCCCAATTACAGGAGGTTTTAGACTCTATCGAAATGGACCAGGCGGGGCGCGCCACTCGCCGCCCAGCTAACGCCCTGGTTAATACCTTCCCGATAACTCGCGTAGGTTTCGACGTTCGCGTTACGGGCCTACTGGTGGACGACTTGGCTGGTGTACAAGCGAGTATTACCCAGGCTATAGAGGAATATTTCCTCGACCGCGAACCGTTTATCGAAGGGCTATCTATCCTACCCCGCCGGGACCGTATAACACGTAGCGCCATAGGTGGGGTAGTCGACGATATCGTAAGCGCGTCCGGTGGCATTTTTAGTGCGGTAATACTTTCGCAGTCCGGCATTAATATCGAGCTTTATTCGTTGGGAATCGGCGAGAAAGCTAAAGCGGCTACGGTAACTTTCGTATGATGTTTTTACGGATTTTTAAACACCTACTGCCGCGCGGTCGCGCGTGGCGTATTACGGTAGATAAAAAGCTCCGCCAGTTTTTCGCGGGGCTTTCTGGCGTAGGTGACCGCGTTAAAACATTCCTGGACGAAATCTGGCTCGACATATTCCCGGAATACACCCGCGAGCTTTCGGAATGGGAGCAACAATTCGGGCTAAGAGATACGGGCCTTACAGAACAGCAACGGCGCGACCGCCTCGCGGCCACTTGGAAAGCATTAGGCGGCCAGGACCCGACCTACATACAGGCTACGTTACGCGGCGCAGGTTTCGACGTGTACGTCCATGAGTGGTGGGAGCCCGGTAGCGAGCCGGCTATCGGCGTACACGGGGCGGCGACCCCGCGCAATCCCCTAATGTGGTTACGTAGAGAATTTACCGGCGTTAGCTTGCTGGTAGAGTGTGGCGAGCCCCTGGCCCTTTGTGGCGAGGAATTCGCGGCGGCGGGTAACAGTCTTAACCCTTTAGGCTATCCGCTAGTTAATAAGGTATACGATACTATACCGGACATAATCCCACTTTGCGGCGAGCCCGTCGCAGAGGCCGGGGAGGAATTGGCGCTTTGTGGGAACTTCGTACAGTTCCGTGATACTCTACGCGAGTATATAGTTCCTTCGGACCCCGCGAAGTGGCCTTATTTCTTGTATATAGGCGGGGAGACTTTCGGAACATTGGCGCAGGTCGACCCGAAACGAAAAGACGAGTTCGAGGCCCTATGTTTAAAAATATGCCCGGCTCAACAATGGCTAGGTATATTAGTAGAATACGTATAGAGGAATAAAAAAATGGCTATCAATCTAGAACTGCAGTACCCGGGGAAGATAAACCCCTCAAACCCCGATTATCCTTATGGTTCGGCTCGAAATGTAACCACGCCTGGCGACGGCACGGGTACCCCTTGGGAGGCGGCCATTGTTAACGATATTTTGGGGCTACAACAAGCGCTCCTCCAAAGTTCGGGGGTCGTCCCTTCTGGAACACCGGAGACCGCTTTAGCGTCGCAGTTCTTCGAAGCATTAAAGCGCCTGTTTAATACTACCTCGGTATTCGCTCTAACGCTCGCAGGCTCAAACGTGGCCTTGTCCGACGAACAGTCGTACTCGGAGTTTATTGTACTGTCCGGGACACTTACCGCGTCGGTAGAGGTCTCCGCCCCGACGCGCCCTAGAAAATGGTTCGTTATTAACAATACTACGGGCGCATTTACTGTCACTTTTAAAACGCCTTCTGGTTCGGGCGTAGAAATTCCGCAGGGAGCCGCGTATCTAGTTCGCAGTGACGGAACGGACATAGTTAAAGTGTATGGTAGCGCAGCCGAAAGAGACGCAGGGGTTAATATCGGCGACGTTGTCCTGCTTGAAGACTTGGGCGGCGCACCGGCTCTACCGGCTGTAGACGGCTCACAATTGCTTAATATTGGCGGTGGTTCAGGGGCAGCGGATTTACAAAACGGTCTTTACGAGGCGGAAGATAGCGGGGAGCTATTCCAGCTTCCAACGGGTATTAACGAGTTCGACTTGTTGTACGAGGGCGGGCTATACCATCTATTTTACGACGATAAGACCCAGACGAAGCACCGACAAGCGGCCACGGTACAAGGGCTATCAAGTGCGCCGGACGACTTGACGCAGGCGGGCCGATATCCCAGCGCCTTCTACGACGGTTCGACGTGGCACCTATACGTATTTAACCAGGGGGCAAACCAAACCGAGCACTACACCTCGGCGAGTGCTAGCGGGCCCTACACGCTGCAGGATAATCTACCAACGGGGTGGGCGGACTTCGCGGTCGCGCAGGACCCGGACAGCGGCGTCTACTACGCGACGGTCAAAGACATTAACGCGGGCCCGACTAATTTAAAAGCCCTAGCGTTGAGCTCCACATCCCTAGGCGGCCCGTGGTCATCACTCGGGCCCATTTTCCAGGAAGGCGCCCGGGCGGGGTGGCACCAGTCCGAGGAGGCGGACCCGTGCCCCGTATTTTTCAGGGGCAAGCGCTACGTAGTTTTTGCGGGGTGGCCGGGGGCGGGCCTGGTGACTACGCGCCAGCGTATCGGAATAGTTGAAGTAGACTCTAATTTTGACGCCATAGCACCGCCCCGCGTCCTAGTGAACCCTTTCGAGGACTGGCAAATCGGGCCCCAGGGCCCTAAAGTTTTTAGCCCGCGGGCTCTCACTGTTGACGGGGTTACGCGGTTGTTCTACTCCCATAACCCAGGCGTAGCTACCTCGGCGGGATGGGCTTACCTAACCTACGACTCGCAGAGTGAGGCGCCGGACCCCAAGGTTATTTTTAATTCAAAAATAAGCGTAGGGCACTCGGACACTACTAAGGTAGAGATTTATCAATCAGGGGCGCCTAACGGGGTAGGGGATATCGTGGAGTTGTCCACCTCCCCGGCTAGTCTAATAGCTACTTCGCCGGTGGGAGAGCTGGACGAGTTTACGTTAGTGGCGGACATAGACGGGGCCCCGGCTGACACTGTTTTCAGACGCATAGTGTCCCTTACCGAAGACCCAGACAGCGGGGTCGCCGTGGGCCTTTGGATAGACGCCAGCGGGAACGCTTACGCGGAGGTTAAGAACACTATAGACCCCGACCTCGTGTTAACTACTACCCGAAACGTAGAGGGGGCCCGGAAACGCATAATTTTGAGGCGTAAAGCTACCGGAGAGGTAGAATTATTTGTGGACCGCGAAATCGAGGCTAGTGCGTCGCTAGCCAGCCCCATTTCTGGTATAGAGCTACTTAGGGTTGGTAATAGCACGGGGTACACGATCCCGTCGGGGCAACAGTTCACCGGTAAAATAAAAATCGGTCTGTATAACGAGGCCCTTAATTTGCTGAGGATACCGTAACTATGAAGGACGAAATCATTAACGAAATTATCCGGGTCGAAGGCGGCTACGTTAACGACCCTAGCGACTCCGGCGGCGAGACTAACTTCGGGATTACCGAAGCCGTCGCCAGGGCCTACGGATACGCTGGCGCTATGCGCGATATGCCGCGCGAGGTCGCCTTCGATATCTACGCGGCGCGCTACTGGGGCGCGGTCCGGGCGGACGACTTGCTCGCCTTATCCGAGAACGTGGCCTCCGAGGTCGTGGATACCGGCGTTAACATGGGCACCGGCCGCGCGGGTCGAATCCTGCAGCGGGCGTTAAACATACTTAACGTGGGCGGCTCGCTCTATCCGGACCTGGTCGTCGACGGCGCTATCGGCCCTATGACTATCCAGGCGCTACGCGCGTACCTGGAAGAACGTAACGAGCTGGTATTGTGCCGGGCGCTTAACTGCCTGCAGGGCGCGTACTATATCGAACTGGCCGAACGCCGCGAGAAGGACGAAAAGTTCGTCTACGGCTGGCTTAAAAATAGGGTGGTACTATGAGCTTTTGGGGTAAATTATTCGGGACCGAAAAGGCCCTTAACGGAATCGTCGACGGCGTAACTAACGGGCTCGACGCCCTGGTCTATACCGACGAGGAAAAGGCAGCAGACGCAGCGGCGGACCGCTCCGAAGCGCGTAAAATGGTCGTGCAATGGATGGCGGCCACGCAGGGCCAGAACCTCGCGCGCCGGCTAATTGCGCTATCTATTACGGGCGTATGGTTATCTATGTACTTGCTTTCGGTGCTTTGCGCCATGGTCGCAGTGTTCACGAATGCGGACGGGGTAGTCACCGCCGAGAAGATTAACCAGGTAGGTACTATCGCTAAGGGGGCCGCTATGGATATGAACCCGGCCGTTATGCTTATCCTGGCGTTTTACTTCGCAGCCCCTCACATGGGCGATATTGCGAAGGCCGTAACCGGAAAATTTACCCAAAGCGTTAATAAAGGGTAAAATACCCATGAAATTAAAAAAATCTAAGGAAAAAAGGGTTATGCCGGACTTTTTAGCAAAACTACCACCAGAAGCGGCGGGGGTTCTTATGGCTATGTTTATCGCTGCTTTGCGCGTCGTCTACGACCGCGAAGAAACTAAACCGATGCGTATTTTATTGGAATCTGGTATCTGCGGGGGGCTCAGTCTAACCGCGTCGTCGGGTATCCTGGCTATGGGCTTGGATATGAACTGGGCTATATTCGCGGGCGGCGCTATTGGTTACTTCGGCTCGGCCACGGTACGCCAGGTAGCATTAAAAGTCCTAAACGCCAGGATTAACAGCCGTAACGGCAAGTAAAATCCTCGTCCGTCGGCCCCGTCGGGTGGTGCTGGCACCATACGCCGCCGCCCTTTCTATGCGGGAACCAATAGCCGGCGCAGTGGCAGGTATTAAAAACACCTTTCCTTTGTTTCCACTCATAGTAACGGCTTATATCGAGCCGCCAGTCGACGGCCCCGCAGCACCGGCAGCGCGGCGGCCGTACGTATTGCCATAGCTCGCGCTTTAGGCTGCGCCGAGACCTGCAGGAGCCGCACCGGTAATGCCTACGTGGCCTTACCTTGCCGTTTAGCTTCTGGCAGTAGTCGGCGGCTCGTATCTCCCAGGACCAGTTAATCGACATTTATAAAAGCCTTATGCCAGGCGACGACCTCCGGGTTATCCGGGTCGTTAGCGGGTCCGATATACTCGCGCGGGTCGGATTCTGCAGCTACGAAAAATTTCGCTAACTGCTTCGGGTCCTTCTCTAATTCGAGCTGGGCGATAAACACGTCGTACGCGCATACCGCGAGGCGGAGTTCTTCTTCCGTTACCGGTTCGCCACGGCGGGCAGCGTCGGTTATATCTGATAGCGTTCTCATTCTTTAAGTACCTTAAGTATCGTAGCGTGGGAGATAAGCGGAGCGTAGGGGGCGAACGTCGCCGCCCTCGATTCGCCAGACTCGGTACGGATAACGACCCAGTCGGCGCCCGCCGCCTCTACTCGTACCTGTTCGTACGCGAGGCTTTCGTCGCCTAAATGCTTCGCGCCGTTCCAGCCCAATTTAATAACGTCCCCTGGTAGTAGTTGCATAATCAGTCCTTCCTATATCGCTTACCGCGCCAGCCGCCGGCGGCCTTAATAGGCCAGTCCGCGCACCAGTCCGGTAGGGTCGCCATAATTTTCTCGAATTCCTCGACCGTCCCGGTTCCCTCCGGTACCTCGCTAACTATTTCGTCGTGGATATGCAGAACGACGCTATAGCCCGCCTTCTCGACGTTAACGAGGGCGTGGGTAAGGATATCCCGCGCCGTTGCTTGGACGACGTTTTCGCAGAGTTTACCGCCGTACGTATCGAGACGTAGCCAGCCGGTCGGACCCTTCTTATAGTCGGTATTCCAGCCCATATACGTAAGTTTAAGGACCTGTTTACCCCAGGGCGTTACGTCCGGATGCAATCGCGGAGCGTGGTAGCATAGCTTACGGCCGCTAAGTAACTGGCAGTAGAGAACGTCGTCTTTAACGCCGTAGGTAATGCCCCGGTACTGGTAGCACTGGCCGGGATTCTGGACCGCAGCGACCGCAGCGTCTTCCAGGCCGTACCAGAACTTAACGATATTAGGCGATTCATTACGCCAGGCTTTAATAGCGTCCCTAATTTCCTGTTCTTTGAGGTGCTTATCGGCGCCGAATGCCAACCAGGCACCGTACCCGCCCTGGTACCCGCTCGCCAGCTCCGCGACTTTGCCTACCTTCTTCCTCATAGGGTGATGGTCGCCGGTTTCTTCCTTATGGCGGACGAATTCGTCGAACGGGATACCGGTAATTTTCGCCGCCGACATTTCGTAAATTTTGCCATGGGTCCGGAATACTTCGAGGCGCCATTCCTCGCCGGCCAGGGCAGCCAATACCACGGCCTCGATAGCCGAGTAATCCGAGCATATAAGGTCGTGGCCTGGCGCTGCAGAGAAAAGCCCGCGCAGGCAGCCAGAAACAGCCGCTACCGCGTCGCCGAATACCGTCTCGACGTGCTGCAGTAGCCCGTACTTAATTACCGCGAGGGCGTCTTCTACGGCTTCGATACCCCATTCGGCCGACTCGCTCGCCCAGCCAGGCGCGCTACACCAGGGGCAGGCGTCGAGGTGCGGGCCGTAATGCCGGCCGCAGCCGCTAATAGGGTCGCAGCGTAGGACCTTCGGCCCGGAGTTCGGCAGGTTTTGAGGCTGCGGGCCACGGCCAGCGAAACGCCCCGTACGGTCCGCGCCGCAGAATGCGAACAGGTCCCGGAGTCGGCCGTCTTTACTAACTCGGCGGTCGATGGCGAACAGCTTCTTAACGCTCGCAGCGCCCAGGCTCGAACGAATCTCTAACACCCGGCGCACGGCCTGGGCGTTCGGGAGCTGGCCGAGTTCGAGGGCGACTTCTACGTCGACTGGGTGGACGTCTTCTGGTATCTCGCCGGTTTTCTGTATGCCGTCGAATAGCTTAAATTTTCGGAGCTTATTATCGACGCTATCCGCGTCCAGGTTATCCATACGGACGCCCTGGCCCCCGAGCCAGCCGCTTAGCTTCTGTATTTCGCTGGCGCCTTTAACGACGCCGCCGGTTAATGCCTGCAGCTCGGCGGTATATTTCTCGTGGGCTTGCTCGATAATTGCCTTACAGTTAGCCAGAGCGTCGCGGTCTATCGATACGCCCCGGAAGTTAATACGCTGGTCCAGGAGCCATAATTCCAGCTCGGACGGGGATAAGTCCGGTATCACTGCGGAGACCGCCGACTCGGCTTTAATATCGCCGAGGTTATAGTCGTACAGCTTGCCGGCGTCTTCGGCGTGGTCCGGGTCGTACGGGTGGTTACGGCGTCGGTCGTCGTTCTTCGTCGGGTTTCGGGGCTTACTGAATTTATTTAGCAGGCGCCCGCCGTCAGCGATTTTCTGGTCCGATACCTGCAGCACGTCGGCCGCTTTCCCCAGGGCACCAGGTAACGAGAAGGCGCGGGCCTTAGCCATGGCGTCCCGTAGTTGCTCGAAAGGCAGCTCCGGCCAGCCCATACGGCCCCGGCATACGTTATGCCAGATATGCCACTCAAAGGCGCTATTCCAGGCTTCGAGCAGACCGCCGGCGACGATATGCTCGAATAGGTCCTCGGGTGGCGGCATACCAGGAAGCCACAGTCTCGGCCCTACGCCGTCCTTTAGGTTATACGCCAGGCTAAGTACCTCGGTCGACGGATGCTCGGCGTACACGGCCGCGCCTACCGCCCCCAGGCCGTGCGGCGGGGACTTCGTTATCGACTTCCACTTCTTCGCCTTCTCGTCGAAGTAATAGCCAGCCTCGCTATAGGTCTCGAAGTCGAGGTCCGGGTAAATGGTCGCGTACCCGGTGCCAGAAGGCAGCCGGGAGTAAGCCGGGAGCGTGGACGGGTCGACTATATAGCCGCCCATTGCGTCCAGCTCGTCCGTAAGCTCGCCAGGTCTGCAGGCGTCGAGCGTCGGGTCGTAAATAATCGAACTCATACTCGCATACCCGTAATTACCCACTCGCCGAACTCACTATCGCCCGCCATATTTCGCGCGGCCTCAGGGTCATGGTAGATAATGCCGTCTTCCCGACCGTTAAGGGCGTCTACGAGGTACGCTTCGTTAACCGCCGTACCGTCCGGAACTCTACGGTACGTTAGCGTTTTTTCGTTCATTATCGCGCCTTTATCTAGCCCCGAGACGTCGAAATCGGCCAAACGCTTACGGTTCGGGTACACTCGGTTAATATCTGGGAAAATGCCGTCGAAATCCACGGGGGCAAAAGTGCGCGGGCAGTAGTAGCCGTCGCCTAACGTGGTTTTACCCCGGTGCGCTCGGTGCCCGTCGCTCGCCATAACTACGCCGCTTTTTACGTACAGATATCGGAGGGGCTCGCGTATTTCTTTAGGGCCTGCGGCGGCCTTAGCGACCCATTGCTCAACGGTTTTAGCCTTCTTCGGTAGAGCAGGCGCAAAGTATAGGAGCAGTGCGTCGATATCCTCCGGGTACAATTCTCGGCGCCCGGTTTTCATATCGACAATTAGCGCGTACGCTTCGGCTTTAGTCGCTTTCTTAGCGTCTCGACTTATTCGCATAGTTACATACCCTCGGTTTCGATTGTTTCGGCCGTAAGCGCTTGGCTGGGCCCCCAGATAAATTTAAGCGCCGCGCGGCTGGCTTTCACTTTGCCCCAGAACCCCAGGTTAGGGATATCTTCGATACGCTTAGCGTTACGGACGGATGCAGGCGCAGCGGACTTTACGCGGCCTTTAACGAGCGCGTCGTTATGGGTAAGCACCAGGTCGCCGCGTAGGTCTAATATCTGCTTCCCGCCTTTTTTGAAAAAGTACATACGTTAGCCCTATTAATGGCGGCTGGCGTCCCGCTATCCCGATTACGTCCTCTAACGGCCTTTACTCGTCGCGTCCTGCGCGAACATAGTTTTATCACCTCGGCACGGGGCAAGCGGTAAACCGACCTTAACGGTTAGAAAAAGTCGGGTTTCGCAACGGACCGGGTAAGCGACATAAAGCCCTTCTGCAAATCGTCGCGGCCGAGCTGTACCCACCCGGGTTCCGCAGGCGACCCGCCGGCCCAGTCTTCCAGCTCGGCTACGAGGTCGCCCACTTCCGCGGCTTTCTCTTTAATCTTATTCATAAGGTCAATTTCCGCCTGGGTAAGCTCGCGGTAGCCCTTAATTTTTCTATGCTGGTTATCCATGCTGTCTACTCCGTTACGTTAAAGAACGGGGGCCCGAAAGCCCCCTCGCTGTTACGCTTGCTGCAGGGTCGCGAAGTGGGCCTCGGTATAGCCGGCCGCTTCGAGGTCGGACTTTTTGAAAGGCCCGGCGCCGTTCGCGTCGTAGTACATCGGTTCGGCCGGCGCTGCAGGAGCGGCGGGAGCCGCCGGGGCCGCGGGCGCTGCAGGAGAAGCCGGAGCGGCTGCAGGCTGGCCGCCGGGACCGTTAAGGAAGTCCGGCGCCGGCGATACGGTACCGGGGGCCGGCTGGGCTGGCGTATGGGCCGCGGCGGGGGTCGCAGCAGCCGGAGCGCCGCCGGGCTGTGGGCTCGCTGGCGCCGCGCCTGGGCCCTGGGCAAGCGGAGCGGTAGACGGAGCCACGGGGGTAGCGCTCGCGCCGGCGGGCAATGCACCTGCAGGGGCGCCACCGAATACCGCGGAGCCGTCCGGGCCGGTAATAATCTCTTCGCCGTACCCGACCAGCTCTACCATAGAGTGGTTAAGGAAAATGCCCGGTTGCTGGGTCGAGCCGTTGCCCTTAACGCTGCCGTAAATGCGGATAAAATAGCCGCGCTTAAGTTCCTCCGGGTTAACAATCTGCGCGCCGCCGCCCTTCGTGTAGCACTTAGGGGCGAAGCCGCCGCTAAAGTTTAAAATCCAGTGGCCGGGGAAGCCTTCGCGGTCGCATGGTTTAGTACCGCGAGAGTTAGGGACCTGGCTATCGCCGTCCGTTACCTTAAACGCGAACTTAGGGTTAATGCAGTTACCTTGCGCGTCGAACAGCGACGGGAAGGCCTGGCGCGCGGCCCCGTGGATTTTACCCCAAAGCTCCGCCCAGCCTGGGTCCGTCTTCGGTACCGCGATAGCCATAAAATACTCTACGCGCGGCTGGCCGGCGTTCGGGCCATTCTTAACGACCAGGGGCTTACCCTCGGCGTCGGTTGTTTGCGGTTCGAAGCAGTCACCTTGTACCAGGCGGCCTACGGGGGTCAAAATTTCAATAGCTTTTGTACTCATGTTAAATAGCTCCAAATATGCGTTTAGCTTTATTGCCGTTATCCGGTACTACCTTTAGCCCGGTTTTCGGTTTCTCACTGTATGCCATAATGACGGCTTCGTCAATACCTAATTTACGAGCCGCATTCGGCGTTATGGCTTTCGGGTCGCGCAGGTCGTGGCCCAGCATTTCACCCAGGGCGATAACTTCTTCTACCGGCTTCGCCCAGCGCTCGCGGCCGAGGCCTTCTTCTACTCGATACCCGGGGACGCCTTTACCCTGGCGGATAAGGCCTTTAACCTGTTCTTCGTATCCGCTTTCGAGGTATTCGAGCTGCTTTTTAGCGCGCTGGACTATTGCCAGTTGCACGGCCAGGGCGTCGGCGCCTAATTCCACGGGTACGGGCTGCGCTGCTACCTCGTAGAGCTTAACGCCTGCCTGCAGAGCAGCCGGGCAAGCGTGGCGCGCGCTGCAGTGCTTACAGTGCGAACCGCTACGGGTCTCGGCGTTCGGTCCTAACGCTTTATGGGCGTTACCGCTAAGGATATTAAACAGCCCCCGAAGGTCGCAGGCCTTAACCGACCATTCCCGGATAGGCCCGTCGCGGTGGAATGCGCGCGGCTGGGCGATACGGATACGAACGGTAATATACTGGTCCTGCAGGCCGTTAACTTCCAGGAAGTCGAGAATACCGGCCGCGTAGTTAATCGCCTGCCAGTTTTCGTACGCTTCCACCAGCTCGAAACCGAACTTATAGTCCCAGATAAATAGCTCGCCTTTATTCCGGTCGTATAGAAAGCAGTCGACGGTACCGAAGCTAAGGTCGTGGATTTTAGGCGCCTCGACCCTGTGCTCGATACCCAGGTTAGGACCGCCGAAGACGCTACGCTCGCGCATAATGACCCCGACGTCCTGGGCGTATAGCTCCGCCGCGTCGAACATTTCCTCGGATATTACGACGCCATTCTCGGCGACTGTTCCGACGGTTTCTTCCTTCTTCGGGTAGCCCAGGTTAGCCCGGGCCAGCGCTTCCAGCATACGCGCCGCTACTTCGTGCGACGCCGTGCCCTCTTTCGCTTCTTCCGATTCTTCGGTCTCGGGGTAAGACTGGGCCATTACGACCCAGCCGGTACAGCCGTCGGGCTTCCCCCAGATATGCGCCGACGACGGCGGTATGATGGAATGCGACATATTAACCCCCGAAGCCTAACTCGGCCGCTACCGTCGGGATAAGGTCCGGACGTGCTGCCAGAAGCGGTAGGGACTGTAAGCCCGCCTTATTTACTGCGGCCGTTACCGTTGCCTGGTCGATTTTATTCGACGTAATCGCAGACATTAGCGCCGGGAAGGTCGTAACCGCTCCGGTAGGTGCTGCAGGTTGCGCCGGTGCGGCTGGCGTCGGCTCGATCGCTGGTGGCGCGGGCGTGGATTCCGCAGGGTTAGCCGGGCTCGCTTTCATAGCTGCGATAAGCTCCGCTTCTACCTGGTCGACGAGTTCGTCGGATACGCCGCGTTTCATCTTCCAGCCGTGCGGCTTCTTCGCTAACTTCGCTTTACTGCCAGCGTGGATACGAGCGTCCCAGGGGATTAACGTGCCCGTATTTACGCTAGGCGCCAGGTCAATACCTGGGGGCGTCGCGGTACTTTCTTCGGGCTGCCCAGCTCGGGTATTCTCCGTAGTAGCATCGACAGCGGCTTCGGTTGACGTTTCGCCCGGACCAGCCGGTCCCGTCGCAGAAGTCGGGGCAGTCTCGGGCTTTGGGTCTCCGAACACGCTAGCCGCGTCGGGCTCCGGCGTATCCTGGTCGTCTACTGCAGTGGTGGACGGTCCGGGGCCGTTAGACGTCCCAGACGTAGCCGCGTCCGTAGCAGTCGGGGCAGGCGTCGCCGAGGTGGTTAGGGTCTGCGCGTCCGGTGCCGGAGCAGTGGCCGCAGTTGTAGGCTTTGGGGCCTCGTCTGCGACCTTACCTTCTTCGCGGTTCAAGTCCAGGGCCAGGCCGTGCAGCATATCGCTAGCGCGGGTAAGGGCGTTATAGTCCATAGGGACCGTTAAGCTAATCGTCTTCATTGTTTGCTAATCCTCGTTAGTTGTT